AACGGTTGCACACTTCTATGAAACCATTTCACACTTTTTTCTCTGACCGACTGAAAATAACCACCTTTGCATCAAATATCGAGCAAACCGAATGCAGAAGTGCTCGCACTTATGCTGAGGTGCAGCCGATATTCAACAGAGTTAATTTTCAACTCCATTAATAAAAACGTTTTTATGACAAAGGCAGAAATTGAAAGAAAGAAACAGCTCGGACGGTCACTGTACATGTCCGGCATGGAACTGACGGAGATTGCCGACCAGTTGGGCGTGTCAAGGCAGTCTGTCTCTAAGTGGTGCAGCACCGACGGATGGAAGGAGGCGCGTGCAGCAAAGAATATCTCACGCCCTGAACTGGTCAACAAGTTGCTGCTCGCCATCGACAATCTCATTGCACAGGTCAACGAGTCCGGGGACCCTGAGGCTATCGGGGCACTCGCCGACAAACTGTCGAAACTCTCGTCAACGATCGAGAAACTCGACAAGAAGGCAAACGTCATCGATGCCATCGAGGTCTTCATGGCATTCAACCGGTGGATTCAGGACCAGGCTTGCTACGATCCGGACATCACGCCGGAACTTATCAAGGCCATCAACAAGTACCAGAACAAGTTCCTCATGGAAAAGATGTCCTCACCTTCTCAGTTATAGTCTCGTATAGTCCCGTATGTTGCGTTGCCAACGCAACTACTAAAGAGAAAACGCAATGTCCACAATCAGAGAATTCAAGAAAATCCAGGAGGAGTGGAGGGAGCATTGCCGGCAAATCCAGAACCTGACCGACACGAAAAGTCTCGTCCGCGAGAATGCCACCCAGAAGGAGCAGCGCATACGCCGCCTCCAGAAAGACTATGCCGCTTTCTGTGAGTATTACTTTCCGCATTTCCTCACACTCCGTGACAAGGTGACGGGCGAAGCAATACGCACCATCCACAATGCGCCGTTCCACAATGCGGCAGCCCGCCTTGTAAAGAACACGCCGAACCTGAAGGCGGTCTTCAAGTGGCCACGCGGTCACGCCAAGTCCACACACTTCGACATCTTCATGCCGCTCTGGTTGATGTTCCAGCCGAAGCGGCTCATCAATTTCATGGTGATTGTCGGCAAGTCTGAGGACTCCGCCGACCGACTGCTGGGCGACATTCAGGCGGAACTCCAGTATAACAAGCGCATCATTGCCGACTTCGGCAAACAAATGACGCTCGGCAACTGGACGGAGGGTGAGTTCACCACCAAGGACGGGGTGTATTTCCTGGCTTGTGGCCGTGGGCAGTCGCCACGTGGTCTCCGTAAGCGTGAGTCGCGTCCTGACTATATCGTCATCGATGACCTCGACGACGACGAACTTTGCCGTAACGAGCGGCGTGTCCGCGAACTCACCGACTGGGTGAAAGAGGCACTTTTCGGTGCTCTGGATGTAGGACGTGGCCGCTTCCTCATGGTCGGCAACCTCATCTCCAAGACTTCCGTCCTGGCGAATATATGCGCTACAAAGGGCGTCCACGTCTCAACGGTATATGCCGTTGACAATGAGGGCAACCCCGTATGGAAAGAAAAATGGACCAAGGAGGAGGCTCGTGAGTACATGGAGTTCGTGGGCTATCGTGCCTGGAACAAGGAGATGATGCACAACCCTATAGTGGAGGGCACTGTCTTCAGGCAGGAATGGATCAAATGGGCGAAGCGTCCGGCATGGAAGGACTTTACCGAATTTGTCCTCTATATCGACCCGTCCTGGAAAAGCAAGAAGTCCAACGACACCAAGGCGGCCAAACTATGGGCTAAGCGCAAGACGGAACTCTGGCACCTCCGCGCTTTCGTGCGCAAGGCATCGGTAGCAGAACTGGTGCGTTGGTGTTACGACCTCTACGAGTGGAGCCAGGAAGTAGGTATTGCCATACGCTTTGCGATGGAGGCCTCATTCATGCAGGATATGATACTCGACGACTTCACTGAGGAGGGCAATCTGCGTGGCTACCAACTGCCCATCACGGGCGACACGCGCAAGAAGCCGGACAAGTTCCAGCGCATCGAGGCCATCAGTCCGCTCTGGGAACGTGGCTTCGTGTTCTACGACCAGGCACAGAAGGAAGACCCAGATATGCAAGCCGGACTGGAGCAGCTGCTGGCATTCGAGAAGGGTATGTCCGGGAACGACGACGCGCCCGATGCCGACGAGGGTGCCATCTGGATTCTGCAGAGAAATACAAGACAACAGATTTATTCACCGAGGTTCGGCAAGCGCCCGACCTCCAAAAACCAATGGTAATATGTTCCAACTCATCAAAGACATCATCTTCGGCTTCCGCTTCAAGCGCGCCGTCAAGAAGGCAGACCGCTTTCACCATATCACGCACCGCAAATATATGGTGCTGGTCATTAACAAACGCCTCGAAGTCCTCTCCAAGCAGGAACTCAAAAAGTTCATAGCCGGTGGGGTCTTCCGGAAAGGTACCACCATTGCCGACCTTGAAGCAAAGGCTCTTTACATAACACTCTAATTATTAACTATGCTGCGATGTCATAGCAGCAAAAAATATAAAACAATGTTTATTACAGACCAAGACTATAAGGTAGTCATAGGAGAGCAAGCACTAAAAGTTATCTCGCAGGTAAGCGAGAATAACAGAATAAATGCCGAACATGAGGCAATAGAGGAGATAAGTTCATACCTAAGACCAAAATTCGACACCAATGCCGTATTCTCCACCATAGACAGAAACAGTCTCATAGTGATGTACGCATGCGACATCGCATTATACCACATGGCTGCATCAACTCCGCAAAAGATGGGCATGGAGATACGAAAAGAACGTTATGAACGCGCCATCAAGTGGCTGGAGGGAGTTCAGTCAGGGAAAATTGTGCCGAATCTACCACACGCAACAGATAAAGACGGGGAATTCATAGGAGGGACAATTGTGTGCGGGTCGCAGAAGCCTTTAAAACACAACTGGTAGGTCAACTATGCCGCGACGATGTCGTTGCCATAAAAACAAAAGATATGAAAAGGAAAAATAACAAAACACTCGTCCATACTCCATACGGAACGCTGCGCCTGGCCAAGAAGGACGTAGAGCGATTTAAAAAGACGGTCATGGAACTGCAGCGCACCACTGACTCGCTCACCCGAAAGGATATCGGGGACTGGAGAAATGCCTGGCAGTTGGCAATAAACGTGGATAGCCCGAACCGTCAGAGGCTATACGACATATACCGCGATGTGGAGGTGGATTTGCACCTCTCCGGCTGCATACAGCAGCGCGAGGGCTTTGTCATGGCCCGTTCCTTCAAACTGGTCAACGAGAAGGGCGACGAGGACGAGGAGGCAGCAAACTACTTCAATACGCCCTGGTTCAAACTGCTCATGAAGTTCGCGCTCGACGCTAACTACTGGGGGCACTCGCTCATAGAACTGGGCAACATCACCACCGACATAAACGGACGGCAGACATACGACGGGGTGCGCCTCATTCCGCGTAAGCATGTCATTCCGGAATATCACCGGGTCGTTCCTGACCTCGGACAGGACTGGCACACCGGCATTGACTACCACGACACACCGTTTGCCGACTGGCTCATTGAGGTTGGGCAGCCGGACAGTCTGGGGCTTTACCTCAAAGCCGCAACACAGACTATCCCCAAGAAAAACGCCCTGGCGTTCTGGGACACCTTTGCCGAGATATTCGGTATGCCGATGCGCATAGCACGGACTACTACACGCGACGAGAAGGAGCGACACAAACTCGAAGACATGCTCGAAAAGTCAGGAACCGCAGGATACATGCTCGCTGACCAGGGAACGGAACTCGAATTCGTAGAATCGTCGAAAGGAGACGCATTCAACGTCTATGACCGACGCATCGACCGCGCTAACTCCGAACTCTCAAAACTCATCATCGGGCAGACCATGACCATCGAGGACGGCTCCAGCCTCTCACAGTCTGAAACCCACCTTGAAGTCTTCCAGAACCTCATCGAGGCGGACTGCGACACCATACGTGACATGGTGAACAACCAACTACTGCCGCACATGATACGTCATGGCTTCCCACTCAAAGGAATCCACTTCGACTGGGACTACTCTGTGGACTACACACCGGAGCAGCAGAAAGCATACGAGGAAATGGTGCTCAACAACTATGAGGTCGATTCTGCCTATTTTAAGGAAAAATACAACATGCCAGTCGGGGAAAGACGCACAGGCCAGTCTGTTGCGTTGCCAACGCAACCCCAGCAAGAAGAGCAACAAAAACAGCAAAACAACGCCCACCCTTTTTTCGACTGAGCCCCTCCGATTATGAGGGGCTACACCAGCGCTATGCACGGCTGCTCACGGGTCTCGTATGTTGCGATGCCATCGCAACCTTACATAAAGATGAAAAAGATTACAGGAAGATGGCACTCGAATGGGCAAAGCCGTTGAAAGACAAAGAAGCAAGGGAATACGCGGCAGAAGCAGCGGAGGTAATCCTGAGAAAAGGCTTTGATTTGCCACGCTTGCAGGAGGCCAAAATAAAACCACGAGGAAAAGATGTCACCATTGCAAACTATAGGCCACCCATGTCCTTTGAAATAGATATGGGGACCATCACCATCAACACACATCCATATATCAAGCAACATGGAGGGTACAGGGCATTAGAGCAACAAGCGGTACAAACAGGATGGGTCGCTCAAGATAATGCCATACTGCACGAACTCGCACACATGATCGACTATTATGCAAAACACCTGTTCCCTCGCGACGTGCATGAGCAAGTCGGCGACAGATTCGACAAACTCAACGCTGAGAATGTACAAAAGATTCTTTCAAAATATGGAGCAACGTCGGGAAAAGAGTTCCGCGCCGAACTTATAAGCGGAATCCTTGCCGGGAAAGTCTATCCTGAAGAGTTCCTCAGGGCGGCTTATCTTGACACATATCGGGAACACAAAGGGGTTGATGATATATACAAGATGGGAGCCGGGTTGATTCCTAACACCTCGGCTACCGAGCAGAAGTTTGCCGGCACCATGAAAGTACTCTTCCAGCAAAAGGGAAGTCAGTTCCAGATAGACATCCTGGCCAATGACAAGGTGCAGGATTTCATCAGTTCACACGCTCAGGTTCTTGACAACGCTTTCAAGTTCGAGCCTATGTCGGATGCCATGCGCCAGCGTCTTCAGCGGTCGAACTACATTTTCTCCGGCATGAAGACGTTCCACGAACTCAACGAGGCATTCCCTTCTCTCATCGACGAGAACGGCAATAGAAAACCATTCGAACAGTTCCTCAACGACGTTCAAAGGATAGACCGCACCTACAACCAGAACTACCTCCGCGCGGAATACAACTTCGTACACGCATCCGCAACAATGGCGACAAAATGGGAGGAATTTCAGCAGGACGGCGACCGCTACAACCTACAGTACCGTACTGCACACGACGACCGTGTGCGTCCGGAACACGCCGCACTCGACCGCGTCACGCTCCCGATGTCTGACCCGTTCTGGCAGGAATACTACCCACCCAACGGCTGGAACTGCCGCTGCACAGTCGTACAAGTCCGCAAGTCAAAATATCCCGTCACACCACACGACGAGGCAATGGCACTCGGTGAGGAGGCGACGGGTAAGGACACCAAGGGTATCTTCCACTTCAATCCTGGCATAGAGCAGAAGACAATTCCGGACTACAACCCATACACCATACGTCGATGCCGGGACTGCGACATTGCAAAAGGGAACTTGACGCTGGCATACATACCAGACAATGAGATGTGTGCAGCATGTAAACTCGTTCGCCAATGCTTTGAGGGGAAGGCAAGAAAATCTGAATTGAAACGGATTGAGGAAAACAAAAAACTCTACGACAAACTATCAAAAGACAAACGATATAAAGAGGTGGAGTTCAATCCTGAAACGGGTGCATTGAAAGCCACACACCTCGGGCATAATGACGGGGAAGATATAGGTTTTGCCTTTGAGAAGAAACTTGTTGATGCTCTATACAAATGCGGACATAGCGTCATACTCTGCGACGAGCAGAAGAAAGGTAGAGATGGAAATAGGTTAACATCTCTGGATATGATTCTTGACGGTGTTCGTATGGATATAAAGTCAATCACTAAAAATAAAGATTATTATGGCTACGCAATAAACAGAAAGAATAGCCAGCTTGTTGATTTCAACAACAGAAGTGATGTTCATGAAACTGCAGACACCATCTGCATTTATTTCGACGACCCGACCATGTTCTCACCTGAAAAAATCACAAAGGGGTATGAATACATGGTTGCCAATACAAGGAAAGGTGTTTGTGTGCGCCATATAATTTGCGCAATCAACAGTGCAAAAGGACTCGAACTAAAGACGTTTGATTTCCAATAAAAAAGCCACGTCGGACCCGAAGGCTCCCCGACCTGGCAGATTGGATGTTGCAAAAGTACAAAAAAATCCGTTACTTCCAACAAAAGTAGCGGATTTTTTTCATTCTAATGCTGTTTTTCTTACGTTACAGACTTTTTATCGCCACGCACTGGTAGGTTTCTATGTTCTCAATTATCTCCTCGTGGTTGTGGTTGGTGCTGCTTCCCACAAGGTCAAACTCCAGAAACGTCTTGCCTCTCCTGCAAGCCAACTGCAGGTGTATTGCCTCCAGTAAGTCGAACACCTTCAGGCTCTGTTCACGGAACTCACTGTCTGCAGAACTGCTGCCCTGCCAGTCAGTCACCACATGAAGGTGCACTATGGGCTCGGCACGGTACTCCGCTCCTGGCTGTATGGCGTTCCACTGGATGGGCTGGAACTCCACGAACACCGCCGGACGCTCCCAGTTCTCTTCCTGCTCGATGAACTCCACGTTGTGGTTCCACAGGTCGATGTGCTTGATGGCACGTTCCCAACCTTCAGGAACATCGTCTTCAGTTTGTACTACTACGTGATCGCCTTCTGGCGTCACATACAGTTTGGAAAGTTGCTCAATGAGCATCTGATATACTTCTTTTCTCATTATGCTTCGTCTTTTGTGCAGCGATTGAATCGCTGCTCTACCGTTCTTTAATCTCAAAATTGATTGCCTCCTCTATGTAACCGTTCAGGTTCTCCTCGATGATGGCACGGACAGCCTGCTCCACTTCGGGACTGGTACCCAAGAACCGCCGTCTCGGTATCTTGATTGTGGTACCGGCTTTCTTCAGTGCCATAAACTTCCAGAACTCGGCTTCGTCGCTCAGTTGCACCGTCCGTTTGTCATTCCTCCGGCTGCCGTCTTTCTTGCGTCCAAAGGAGCCGGTCGCCTCGTAGTATTTGTGCCAGAAGTATTTCTTCATCCGTGTGGTCACTACTATCTCACCACCCTCATTGTGAATGGCAGCGTAGGGCAGGTCGGTATAGAACGTGATGCTGTTCTCGGTAGTTCGGCTCTGGATGCTGCGGCGCAACTGACCCGTATCGACGAGGATATGACCGTCTGGACGCATCGGGCTACGCCTGCGCTGCCATGCCTCGCTAAAGAATGCCTCACGCTCAAAGTTCTGGTCGAACTCGTCGGACATCTCCACTTGGATGTCCTTAAGGATTCTTCTTAAAATAGCCTGGGTCTCTGACTTCATCTTCGGGGAATAATAGCTCAGGGAACAAAAAGCCCTCTGCTGAAAGCGCCGCCCGCTCCTCAAATTGAGGATTGGACGATGCCTTCAGCAGATTATAAAAGGTGCGCTCACAAATGCCGTATTTCGGATATACGTAACGCTTCCATATCTCCCTGTTCGGGAGGCCTGTTCTGACGTAGGTGTCGTAAATCTGATTGATGTCGGCTACTCGTTTCGCATAACTTTTTCCTTTTCGCTTCTTGGGTCCCATGCAGCTTGATTAGACATATCGGGGTTACTTACTTTCTTTATAGGGGCGGATGTGGAGTTTCATTTCGCAACTCACAAGCACTCTGCCGCTGCCGTCACAGTTAGGGCATTTCCTCGAAAAGCCCAACTTAGTGACCTTGCCTGTGCCGTGACATTCACGGCACAAGGCAACTTTCTCAGGTTTGGTCACTTCCTTGATCATACGGTGGTCTCCTCTTTCTTGGGTTCTACATAGAAGGTCTCGTCCTGAGTCACCATGATACCGCACTCGGCCATAGCAGTACCCATCGGTATCTGTTTCTTGGTGATGTCGTTCTCAATGAACTCAACAGCCTCCAGCTCGCGGTCAGCCAGCAGTTTGTCCTTGGCGATTTCCTCGCTGGTGCGCACATAGCCAGGCATGAACTTCTTCACCAGCGTCAGCGCACTCGCCCAGGTGAAGCCCTTCAGCGTCTTCAACTTCGGTGTGCCGGTGCGGAAGCCGATAGTGCCGTGAGCCATGTCGAGGCTCTTCTTCTTGGTGAACAACTCTGCCTGGTTCTCGGTGGCGAAACTCTGGAGCACGTCAAAGGCTTTGTCCTTCTCTGCGCCCAAGGTAGCCAGATTGTCGGCGTACTTCTCACGGATCTTGGCGCACTGCAGTTCTATCTCTGCATTGATTTTCTGAATCTGTGCGTCACTCTTCGCATAGGTTGCAAATGCTTCATCAGCGGCCTCACGGGTCACGCCGGTGATAATGGTCTTTTTCTGTCTTGCCATTGTCTTGTTTGTTTTGTGGTTATTACTTAGGGTTGTTCTCTATATCTTTCTCCACGCAAATGTGCTTACTGCCTGCCAGTATCAGTTTCACGCAGTTGACACCCTTTGCGTCGTTTTCACAGGTCTCGCACTTTGGGGGCGTGGTGTAGATAACACGACCACCCAGCAAGTCACTCATGTTCTTGAACTCATGTTTCATTTTTCGCTGTTTTTTTTGTTATTACTTTGGTGAACTTAATCTTAAGCATTACCCATTGCTGCCAAAGGGACTGCCGTGACATAGAACTGCCTTTCTTGTACCCTCCCCTCTATGTCGGAGGACTGGGAAGGGGGACTTTTCAAACCGCCCTTGCTCATAATGACACGCAACTTCACCTGCAGCGCGTCAAGGTCTTTCACGCCCAACTGAGCGAACTCCCGTCCGGCAATCTTAGGGTTCCTGCAGAAGTCATTGATGCGCTGCCAGTCGGTGGTGTCGATACCTGCCTTCTGCATCAACTTCAGGCACAGGCTGCGCTTCTTCTTCAGTTGCTCCTTCCAGCCGGTGCGTTCCTCCAGCGAGGCGCACATAGCGTTGTACTCTTTCTGTGTCATTTCCTTCAGGCTCGTGGTTCGACCGTCCGTGAAACTCGACACAAGGGTCTCTTTCATATCCTCGGTATTACCGCCTGGCAGACGGTTCAGTGAGGCATAGAAGCGGTGGTAGTTCTGTACGCTCATGGCAACTTGGCTATTATCTTGTGTAACTTGTTACCGGCTGTATCCAGCCCTTTCTCATAGCCTATCAGCAAACCACAAAAGGCTCCGGCAACGGTACCGGCAATAATGCCGAACACGGGAGCGAGGACTACAACCAGCCAAAACAGCGGATTCCACCATTTCGGGGCTAACACATTCACTTGCTTGATGTCTGTATTCATATTGCTATCTGGTTAAAATTAAACTTGATTCCCATTTTCTCAGCCCGTGCCTCCATTTTGGGGGAGCGTCGGGTCTCGTTTGTCACGGTAGCCTCGTTGGAGGCTTTGGCTATCTCATAGCCGTGTTTGCGCAGATTATGGCGGAGCATTATTTTCTCCCTCGGACACCGCACAACACGAAGGTTCGTCTTCTGCTCAAAGCCCCAGTTCACGCGGACACGCTCTTTCCGGATTGTTTCTTTCCGGCTCTCAGCAATGCGACGGTGCATTTCGACAAAGGCTTCGGCACTCATGCGGTCCTTTGGGCTGGTGCCAGCGTTACGCCGTATGGCTGCCACATACTCCTTGGTTTTCCACAAGCCCAGTTCTCGGGCCATCCGTGACACGCTACCGGTCGAGGTTCCTAAATGGTCTGCCAGTTCCTGGTTCTTCGTATGGTCAAAATTGGCCACAAACCATTCGCGTTGTTCCTGTGTCAAGTTCTTTGCCGTCATGCGTCCACCCCCTTCCATTCTATGGTTATCACAGGCTGCATCTTACCAGTTCCCTCGCACATAGGGCAAGGCTCCTTCACTGACTCGTAGGCTCCGTCACGTCCCCAGAACCATCCGTTCCCACAGCAGTAGTTGCACTGCTGCACGAGCCCCGTCAAGCGTTCATGCTTGGTCTTCATGCTGGGGCTACTCAATTCCAATACTTGCTTCGTCTTACTCATACCCAACGTAATGCTTTGTTGCCGGACATTATCATTTGTTTTACCTTTAGACCTATGGCCTCGGCAAAATACAACTCTGCTTGTGCCCCTGGGCTTTCATCCCAGTCAGGCAGTAGGCAAATGATGTCACACTGTTGCAATGCCATGATGTCAAGCAGTAGTATCTCCCTGTAGAAGGTTGTGCCATTAGCCTTTGCTGTATTCTCCGCTATTGCGCCGTAGCCGCTTGTGGTAGGGTTGAATACCTTATATCCCTTTGCCTTCAGAAACTTCTCTGCGCTGGCGAATTTCTGGCGTGTTGCCTCACTCAGGACCTCTTCGCCCATCTTACCACTGATATATACTTTCTTGCTCATTGTTTCGCTATTTTTTTCTTACGATATTCTTCAATGTTCTTAATCTCCTTTTCGAGTTGGACTATTCTCATGTCGAAGATTTCGTCCCATTCTTCAAACGTATCATGAAACAGATACCATTTTTCTTCTCCCAACCTCGGATTGTAAAATTTCGGAATTCCGTCGTAGTTCTGATTTAGAAATACAGAATACTTCTCATGATGGGGATGGGGACAGACAAACTCCAAAACTTCCACATTGCCGGAATGTACTCTTACCATTTTGCTTCCCTTCTGAAGCTGTGCGATACTTGTTACTCTTTCCATAATTAAAAATTATTTGTTGTTCTTAACACGCCTTCTTCCCACACTACGAAACTGTTGCCGGCATCGGGATTGAAACGCCCTTGGCAATAGGCTCGGAAACCGACAACCCTTACTTTCACACCAGCACGGTAGCGAAGCCTGACGGCTGGTTTCCCCAACGGTTGCCCTTTGGCTTCCTGACTGATGAAGATGAAACTCTTCTTCGGGAAGGCTTCGAGCAGGGCTTTCGTTTCCGGCCATTCCCAGCCTGCGTCCTGGAACGAGTCCACGATGATGAACTTCGCACTGTGTCGTTTCTTCAGGCGCTCTGTCAGGTCTTCCACGGTGTCACTGGTCACCACACGGAACCAGCCCTGTTTCTTGTCAAGGTCAAACCGCAGCATCCGCTCTTGGAAACTCTGGTTCAAGCCCTCCTCATAACTCAGGTAGAGCACCTGCCCGTAGTGGGTCAGTTCGTAGGCCAGTTGCATCACGAAAGAACTCTTGCCGCTCGCAGACGCGCCGCTGATGAACCAGGTGGAGTTCTCCTCCGGCAAACCGAAGGCTTCTTCCCACCTGCCACCCCACGGCAGCGTCTTGTAGGTCTTCTTGGCTATTTCTTTCGGACTGTAGGCTCGTTTCATTTCTTTGGATCCTTTTTCAGTTCTGCAATCAAAGCGTCTGCGAGATATACGGCACACTTTGCAAGAGGCTCAGAATTGTCTTCTATATCCTCCTTGGTTGCTGTAAACCCATTCAGGATGCCCTGTAATGTTTCTTTGGCTATCTCATACCTGCGCTGCTCCCAGTCAACGCCACGTTCGTTTGCCTTGCGCATTTCTTTGTGTATGCCGATGACGGCATCCATATACTGCATTTCTATCTTGGTCAACATATCAGGCTCCTTTCTTTAGTTTCTCAATCTCCGTATAGACTCGTCTCAAACCGCCCTGGCTCTTGCGCACGATCTGACCGATATCGGTTCCCTCCGGGGCGTTCACGCTGGCCACAACTCGCGCCTGCTCCATCAAGAACGCCTTGCGGTCGTCTTCCTGGTCCGGAGTGACACGGCTGTACTTGCCGCCGTAACGTGAGAAGATCTCAGCGTAACCCACCTTCTTGCCTTCCACGTTGCGGTTGATCTTGGCTGCCAGTCCGTCGGCTCCCATCATATACCAGCCGCAGCACATTTCGGTGGCGTTCCAAAGGGCTTTGAGTTCAAGAAAAGCCTCGTATGCAAGGTCGCCGGCTTCGTCAAGCACCACCAGAGGGCGCTCCATCGAGCGCAGATAGTAAACCAAATCCTCATAGGTGTCCTGGTACTTGCCCGTGGCACCCACGCCGAACTCGTTGGCTATTTTCTTAACCAGGGCGCGTTTTGTCTTCACCTGGCTGCAGTCGATATACACGGCGTTGCGGTGCTCATTCACATACCATCGAGCGGTGTACGTCTTGCCAATGTTCGGAAGGTCGCACAATATCACGCTCAGGCTACGCTCCTGGCAAGCCTCTAACTGTGTGGTGATATAGTCGAAGGTCGCGGTCCTTGCGCCCTTCCACTCGATAGAGTCGCGCAGGTTCACGTCCAGACGGCGGGCAATGTTCACCCAGTTGGCATCACTCAGAGCCTTATCCGTCTGACCCTTCTTCAGACTGTTGTACACGCTTGCTGAAATTCCCAGCGCGGCAGCGTGCTTGGCATCGCTGGGGTAGTTTGCGCGGTTGGTGGCTATCGCCTCCAGAATCCGCTGTTTGTTCGCTGTTGTAATCATATTCTAACGGCGTTTTAATGGGTTTCTAAATATCGGCTATCGGGTCGGGCTTCCATTGGCTTCTGACTGGCTGCTCCTCCTTAATCTGGGGCTCCAGTGCCACGGCTTCTGCCTGTTGTGGCGTTGCCGATGGCTTCAATATGCCCACCTCGTCGATAGCGTGATCTTTCACATACTTGCTGAACTTCGCAATCTTCTTGCGCTGCTCGATATAGTTCACGGTGTCCTCTTCGGTTTGCTCTGCCATCACACGGTTGTAGGTCTGAACTTTCTCCACGTGGTCGATGTACTTGTCACCTTGGAAGATGTAAACTTCCGTTGGTTTGCCTTCCTCGTCTGGCATATAGTAGGCGGTCACCTGATAGTCATTCGGGCGAAGTTTCTCCAGAACGCTGGTGTCACTCAGCCACCAGTCTTCATGTGCCACACGCACCGTCGAGTTCCTCCTGATGCTCGTTTCCACACGCTCACCGATGTAGCGAGCCAGCGTCAGTTTGTCAAGAGGCTGCAGGGTCGGGTTGATGCGCTCACAGAGAACGTCCCACCTTGTCATGCCGGGGAACTTCTTCTGGTTGGGGTGCAGTTGGTGGTTCCACTCATAACTGTCACGTCGGTCTTCTGCCACCAACTGGTCCCAACTGAAGTATTCCTTGTCCTCATAGAGTTCGTTGGTCTCGTCGCTTACTTTCTTGTACTCCTGACGCCACTTGCCCTTGCCGTAGAAACGGCCAATGCCCTCGTGGTTCTTGTGGATCACGCTGCGCTTCTTCGCTCCGTTCAGAGGCTCGGCATACTTTTCCTGTGAGTTCTGGGGGGCGCAGAAGTGAACGAATGGGAAAGCGACACCGGCTTGCAGGAAACCGTCTTTGTACTGGGTCATCAAGTGGTTCTCCACCTCGATACCTGCAGGCATCCCCCAGCCCTGCTTCTCAATCAGCCGGAACATGTCGCGGAAGCAATCTACCACCAGACCTTCGTCTTTCTTGCGGGCATAACTGGCGCCGACCACGCACTGACTCACTACGTCGTAGGCATAGTAGGCATGGACGCGCTGCTTGGTGTCCTTCAGTTTTCTCGTCAGGTCCACGTCGTCCATCGTTATCTGTGAAAGGCTAAAGTCACCGCCGTGACGGTGAACGTGTGGCATCTGCTCGTGCATGAACGTCGTCCAACTCATAAGAGAATGCTCAATGAGGGTCTTGTTGGATGGCTTGTTCAGGTAGTTCGTGATAGTGCTCTCGCTCAGTTCTTTTGGCTCACCAGTTTTCTTATCAACAAAGTCTTCGGGGTTCATCAGTTCGCCAGTCTTCGGGTCGTAAACGTCCAGTTCACCGCACACGAACATATTGTACATTTCCGCAATGTTAGTGTTGAATGGCTTGTTGGGCAGAACTGCCAGACCGAGTATTAGGCGCTCAGTCTTGTAGTCAACTTTCCTTGCACTCTGGTTGCCGAACTTGCCGCTGATAAGGCAGCCGTAGCCTTCCTTCTTGTACTCGTTCACCTTCTTCCGAAACCTGAGCGTACTCGTTGGCAGTGTATGTCCGTACTCTTCACGCAGGGCTGTAATGGCATTCGCCATCTGCTCCCAGTTGTATTTGCCGCCAAACAGTTTCTGGGCTGTTGCCGCACGCTCATACAAGCGGATGCAGCAGTTCAGCACACTGGCGTTCACCACATACTCCTTGATTTTCTCAGGAGGCAGGTCAAGACCTGCTTGCTCCCTGCTATGGAAAAAGCATACCGCCTGCTGGTCAACCTCGTAGTTTGAGCATACCCAACCCTTCAGCCGCGTCAGGTCGCCATCGGGATAGAGGGCTTGAACCTTGGCTCTGTAGTCGCGTGGAAGACTTTCAACGGCAACAAGGGCATACTGACCGGCTGCACCACCGCCACGACGCACCACGTCGATGCGTCCACGGCTCGCCATCGCCTTGTAGTTAGGGATGCTCATCACACCGCCATCTACAAGTTCACGGGCACTTATGCAAAGCCTGTTTCCGTAATATTCCATATTTTATTCCGTTTAATCGTCCTGTATGTCGTGATGTCATCGCGACTTTATCTCATTCCTCTCGCCATCTCCTGTATCTGAGGGATACTCGTCAACAGTACCTGGTCATAGCGCACACGGGGCTTACCCTTATACGTCACCTTACCCTCACCCGTCTTCAGACTCACCTCCAGCACAGCACCGTTGCCAAAGTATTGCCGCATCACACGCTCACCGCTCTCCATCGTGTCGTAGAAGATCTCGTCTTCAGGAACGGCAGCCTCAACCCAGCCGCCCATCTCCTTACGGGCAACATGCTGAATCCTGCGCGCCAACTCCGTGTCGCCCTCAAAGCACAGGGCCTTGTACACCATGCGGTCGGTGCAGTTGAACATCTTGGCGAGTTTCGCCTTGTTTTCTTTCGAGACCTTGATGGTTCTCGCACTTCTTGTTTTTGCCATAATCATTTATGTTTTAATAATAAAATTGATACTCGTTTTTTTCTTTTAACAGCAAACTTTCTTTCGTCTCGCTAAAAATTCGTAACTTTGTCCCCACGTTCACTAATGAACATATAAACAATGAAAGAAGACTTCATCATACTGAAAGCCCAGTTCGAGGCAATGAGGAACTACTTCACGTCTCTCCTGCCGACTATTTTCCAGCACGACAAAGAAAAGGACAGCAAGGTGTGGCTTGCGAAGTACCTTCTTTGGAAGTTCGAGCGGGATAATATCGCTCCATACGATTCAGAAGGCTCGCATAAGTCTCTTGGCCAAGACAAGATAGGTCGCCGACGTTTTCAACTGCAAGTTCTGATGGACGTAGCCTATACCCAGGGGCGACTTGAAGGATACGACATACCAAGAAAAGTAAGTTCCGACGCTGCTGCTCAAGCTCAGCGAGTCTTTGAGAGTTCTGATGGATCTGAAGAAACAATGATTCCTCTGATCGATGCCCTCTACGATGATTAGTTCTTTTCATTTCATTAAAAATTAAGTTGTACAATGATGAATACGCCTGCAAAGATAAACATTTTGCGAATAAACACCAAACAAAATGCGAATTATTTTCGCTAAACCTATAAACATTTTGAGAATTATGAGTAAATCAGATATGATTTTGGCACTAATTGAGCATTATTCTAAAGGAAATAAAGCTCAATTTGCAAGCCGTTTAGGCATAACTCCACAAGGACTAAGTACCTGGATTAAGAGAAATACGTTCGACGCAGAACTGATATTCTCAAAATGCGAAGGTGTGTCAGCCAAATGGCTTCTGACAGGAGAGGGTGAATTGATTGCGAACAACCACCAAATAAAAATCGAAGAAAATGCACGTGAGGATGAAAAAAATGTCGCACACCCTGCACAGAACCCCAAAGAGGGTATTCCACTCATACCATTTAGCGCTATGGCTGGTGCCCTGACTGGAGAGCAGTCTGTATTGGAGTATGAGTGTGAGCGTTATGTGGTACCGGCTTTCAATGGTGCCGACTTCCTGATGCCGGTAAAAGGCAACAGCATGATGCCGACATATATCTCTGGCGACATCGTGGCTTGCCAACGTGTCCCTATGTCTGGCTTATTCTTCCAATGGAACAAACCCTACGTCCTTGACACGGCGCAGGGTGCAATCATCAAACGCATCAAACCAGGTTCCGACAAACAACACGTCCTCATCGTTTCCGATAACCCTCAATACGATCCCTTCGAACTCACATACTCGGAAATCTATGCCGTAGCCCTCGTCATCGGCATCATCCGCCTCGAATAGTTTTTCGGGCAAAATCTCTTCCATACGAAAAAAAAATAGTATTTTTGCGACCTCATATAATATAATAATTATGATAGAAGAAGAATTTGCTTTTTTCAAAGAACATCAGAAAGAACTGTATGGTTTATATCCAGAGAAGTACCTTGTTATTATAAACAAGGAGGTTGCTGCCGTTGCTGACAATATCCCAGACGCAATGGATCTCGCTGCGGAGAAAAAACTGGAACCAGGGACTTTCTTGCTACAGTTTTGTGGAAAAGACGAATGGGCTTTTACCCAAGTGTTTCATTCAAGAGTTAGTTTTGCATGAATTTAACAAGGTCATTTACGGTGACTTCCAATAATGGAAGACTGAAGGAACTAAAGACTCCATGTACCGTATTTCCGCCATATCGACCGGAAACAATGACTCCCGCACAATTGAAAAACATCAAAGGGTTAAAATGTCATTGTTTATGGGATACAGGGGCTTCAAGTTCATGCATTTCCAAGAATCTGGCAGAGAAATTGGGATTGAAACAGGTTGGAGTAGCCCAATCTTTCACTGCAGCAGGCCCTACCATGGTTAAAACGTATGTTGTGAATATTGGTTTGCTTAATCATGTACAGATACCAATGGTTCAGGTGTCTGAAGCCGTACTTAACGGATTTGATGTGCTTATTGGTATGGACATCATTACTTTAGGCGATTTTTCAATAACAAACGTCGGCGGTAGGACAATATTCTCGTTCAGAGTGCCATCCACAGAAACTATCGATTACGTTCAACAAGACAATCAAAAGGAAAAGTCTGCACATACTCCTTATATCGCTCCAAAAACTCCAGGGCGAAACGACCCATGTCCTTGTGGATCAGGGAAGAAATTCAAAAATTGCCACGGTAAGGGCTTATAGCTTTCTTACTATTCCTAATCATATTCTTTAGTTGGGATAGGGTAGTCATCCAAGGCTCCCCATGTCCCCTCCATGTACCCACAGGGGAACCTCCCCCCCCCCTTTTTTCGCACCCCAAACACCCAGAAACCCCCATAAACAGGGAGTTCCAGCCATATTACACCCCCCTTGAAACTTGCACGAAAAGGGTCAGTTTCCTACACTTTACCCATTTTTTTGGCTCGTTGCCCCCCCTTCATACGGGATGCTCGGGCAAGAGTTTTGTAACCCCAGTTACCTCGAAATGTAACCCCACTTTGTAGCCCCACCTGTAACCCCACCCCCTATTTTTCGCCAATTTCACCCCCTGGGATCGGAACACGGACTTTTCCAGACCCACCGCCTTCTAATGCCATCAGAACACCGTTCAAACGTGGACGCAATATAAAGCCCACAGACGCGCTAAACGCCCACATACAAAGGATTTACCCACACACAAACAAAAAAGGCCACACGCGTAAACGTGCAGCCCTCTGTGCGTAAATCTATTGTCCCACGGACGTAAACGAATTTGCCTCAAACGTAAAGCAAACGTAAGCCTATGTAAACGTTTCGTTTTGTGCCGACCTCACAGCCTCAACCCTCGCAACTCTTTGTAAATAAACGGCTTTCAGTGTTTTTTCGTCCCCTCTCTCCCTTATACGCTTCGTTCTGTGCCCCATAAAATGACGAAATTACATGCACTCTGAATAAAAAACAAACGATATTGTTTTGTTCTTCACTCGTTTATT